ATCTCTGGCTTGCACAGGAAATCGAACGTCATGGCGTCCCAATAGGGAGTGGCCGGGAACGTGAACACCGGACAGGAAGCGCTGACACTGATCTCAAAGAAGCTCTTGGTGGCGTCAATGATCGGGGCCTTGCTTACCCGCTCGGCGAAGTCGTCATAGAGCTTCTCGACGGTCTTACCCTCCGACTCATACAGCGCATCACCATCGCTGCCCGGTTGTCCGGGGCCATCGCCATCACCGTCGCCGGGACCT